CTTGAAAACCTCCGCAAGGCTGGAATCGTGGACGCTCCTTGGCTGATTAAGGTTCTAGACGGACGGTTCAAAGACCGGAACGAAGAAAGCTAGGTGTTTAGAGCGGTGATGTTCAACTTTTCTCAACTGATCGCCACAGCCCGGCTTGCACTTTCCACAGTCCCGGCACAGGCACACGCTTTTGTTGAGCGTGCGCTTACGATTCCAAAGAGCCAACGGGACAAGCTATATTCCGCGTCCGGTTTGGATGCTACCGACCGAGAAGAGGCAGATGTGCTTTACCGAAAGGTTGCAGACGCGGCTTCCGATTGGGTTGTCTTCGTTGCCAGCAAAGGCACGATCGACGCTGACTAGACTTTCACGAATACCTGGGAATAGAGCCGGAGGAGAACTCCGGACACGGTTTTATGTAATTTCACCGGTCTTGAACACCCTTCCTCCTTTGATTTTATGAAACCTATAAAAGGGCGTCCAACGCACGAACCCACGGAAGAAACGCGGCAGATCGTCACGTCATGGGCGTCTGGTGGGCAAACCCACGCGGAGATATGCGAAGAGATCGGCATCTCCATCAACACTCTATACAAGTATTACCGTGCAGAGTTAGACGAAGCCGAGCCAGTTCTGAACGAAAAGGTCAAAGGCACTTTGTTCAAGATGGCGACTTCTGGCGAGTGTCCGAGTGCAACAATCTTCTGGTGCAAGGTGCGGCTCGGGTGGGTTGAGAAGGCAAAGCTCGAGGTATCTACTCCTGGCGCGGGGCTTGACCTTTCTAAGCTAACCACCGACGAGCTGATCCAGTTCGAGAAACTTAATGCTAAAGCCTCCATCGCTAGCTCAAATCCAAGCGGAGATTAGACGCCGGAGCTTATCGCGCTTCCTTCCTTACGCGATGCCTAACTTGCGTTGGGACTGGCCGCACACCAAGCTCATCATCGAGCATCTTCAGGCGTTAGCTGATGGCGAGATTGAGAACCTGATGATCTCCTGCCCTCCGCAGCATGGCAAGACTCAGGTTGCATCTATCGGGTTTGGGGCTTTTCTGCTTAACCAGCGCAAAGAAACCCGCGTGGGTATCGCGTCCTACTCGGAGACTCCTAGTCTCCGTATTTCGCGCTCGATTCGGCGCATCATGGAAGGCGTTGGGGCTGAGTTTACTGGTGACCTGAAAAGTGTTCAGGAGTGGGAACTGGACGATGGTTCTAAGGTTCGCGCTACGGGTGTCGGTGGTGCGTTTACCTCGTTCCCGGTAGACATTGGGATACTTGATGACCCGATCAAAGACCGTGACCAGGCTGAGAGCTTAAATGCTCGCGAGTCGCTTTGGGAATGGTACACGGACGTTTGGGTCGCTCGTAACATGGCGCACCAGGTACTGATTGGCACGGAGTGGCACCAGGACGGATTGCACGGACGTATCCGGAACGCTCCGGGTAGTCAAAGATGGACTTTGCTCAACCTTCCGGCGATTGCACTTGAGGATGACATTCTCGGTCGCGCTCCTGGTGAGGCGTTATGCCCAGACCGAGTGACATTGGAGCAATTAGAAGAACGCAAGCTCCAGAACCCATACTCTTTTGAGGCAATGTACCAGGGCAACCCAAGCCCACGAGAAGGAACGCTCTTTAAGGTTGGAAGTCTGGTGTACTGCAACCATGACGAAGTGCCAATCAATCTGCCAAAGGTTCGGCGGTGGGACTTGGCAAGCTCACCTGAGGGGGATTACACCGTTGGTTTGCTTATTGAAGGACCATGCCGCGATGGTCGGTTCTATGTTACCGATGTAGTGCGTGGTCGCTGGAACGTCTTTGAGCGTGACCAGTTGATCCTGCAAACCGTGAGCAGGGATGGACGGGTGGTAAGGCAGGTCTTTCCAAACGATCCTGGTTCTGCTGGTGATGCTCAGATTAGCGCGATGAAGCGGATGCTCGCTGGCTTTCCGGTCTATGACGAACGGGAAACGGGGAGCAAAGAGGTTCGGGCTGAACCTGTCGCGTCTCAGATCGCGGGTGAAAATATCGTCATTGCCCGAGCTTATTGGAACACCGAATTTGTTGAGGAGTTGCGGACATTCCCGCGCGGGCGCCATGATGACCAAGTTGATACGCTTGCTGGTGGGTTCAACTACTTGGCAGCCAAGAAACGCATTTCGGTAGCGGTGTAGGTGTTTAGCCTAGATATGAATCTATCCCAGCGGGTTAAGCAGTTCTTCCTGTCTACTGCGCCACGCTCTAGCGTCGGTATGCTTCAGGTTCCGGTACTGCGCTCGCTAGACCCGCAGAAGGAGCCATTGCACCTTAATTCCGTGGTGATGTCGCTGATTAACTGGGCATGGGTTCAGTCTTCGGCGGCTCCACTTGCGGTGTTCAAGAAGGATGATGCGACCGACCAGGACGAGATTGTAAAACTACCGTTGGTGCTTGAGGCAATCACCGCTCCGGTGCAAGGTATCTCCAGCCGGAACGCCATGTTCGGGATGTGGATGAGCCTTATCACCGAAGGCACGGCATTTTTCTACCCTGTCCGCGATACTAGGGGGCGCGTGGTAGGCCTTCAGTACCTGTACCATTATTACTGCACGTTCCAGGGTGGCAAGGTTCAGTACGTAGCACCAAGCGGCGAAACGACGTATTTTGACGAGCAGGATTTGATCATTCTGCGTTATGGTATCGATCCTGAAGATTCCAGACGCGGGTACTCACCGCTAAAGGCCTGTCTCCGTGAGGTGTTGACTGACCAGGAGGCAAGCGAGTATCTCCGCGCTGTGCTTTCAAACTTCGGGGTCGTTGGTTCGATCATTTCCAGCGATGATGCATCCGCTAACTTTGACGAGGATGCGGTCAAGGCGATTACGGCGGCTTGGAAGAGCGCAACGACCGGAAGCAACCGGGGCAAGACGCTGGTATCGAGTACAAAGCTCAAGATTCAGGAGATCAGATCCAATCCAAAGGACATGATCCTCGAAAAGGTTCGCAACATCCCAGAGCAGCGAATCTGTGCGGCGTTTGGCGTTCCTCCGGCTGTTCTGCAGCTCGCATCGGGGCAGGAAACAAGCACCTACAACAATTTGACCCAGATGATCCGGCTTGCTTGGAACCAGTTCCTCATTCCGGTGACTGACATTATCGCAAGTCAATTCACTGACCAGTTTTTACGTATTTTTACTGACGATTCTGCGCTCTATTTGGGCTATGATAGGCGTGGTGTTGAGGCGTTACAACTTGACCGTGCAGAATTGGAAGCCAGGTACACGCTTTTGTACCAGGGTGGCATTGTCATGCTGAATGAGGCAAGAACTGCGCTCGACTTTGAGCCTGCAAAAGTGGACGGGTTTTACCAGGATTTAAGTTCTGCGGCCAGCCTGACGCTCGCAAAAGCACGTTTTGCGGAGAGCCTAGCCAAGAAACAAGGCAAGTCTGATGTGTGAGATTCGGCTAGACGGTGGATTGCCTCCCGACCAGGTGGCACTTATTACCACGCTTGGGCATAGGCCGAAGTCTGCCGCTTATCGCAACCATAAGCTGAAGGCATTACCCAGCGGCTTTGATGTTGAGCAAACTCTGACCCAGATTTACCGTGCGCTCAAAGGTGACATCATGGGGCTTGTTGAGCAGGTGAAGTCTGGCGCCATTGATCCTCAGCAGTTCGCGGACGATGCGTACCTTTTGATCGAAGATGCTCATTCTAAGGCTTGGTATCTTGGTCGGAAGCGTTCGGGGATGACTGATGCCTTCAACTCAGCCGATCAGCAAGCCGGGCGGGTTGCGGCTGATTTTGATTCCTTTTTCATTGCGAATTGGCGCGATGATTTCGTGTCCGGTCGCTATTTTGACGGGGAAGAATGGGCTGATGGCTTGCTCAAGGAACGGGCGCGGGCTTATGGTACGCGTGTGCGCGGGACTGCCAACGAGGCATTTGTGCTTGGGACTGAAGAGCAGGGGCTAGAGGTTGAATTCACTTGGGATCGGTCTGCGGCTGAATCGTGCCAGGACTGCATAGAGTACGAATCCCTGAATCCTTGGCTACCTGGTGAGCTTCCTTCTTTTCCAGGCGATTGCTCCACGGATTGTAGGCACAACTGCCAGTGCCGCATTGTACGCTCAGACGGCAAACTCGGTTTCGATCCATTTGACGACTAGGTTTTTATCCTAGGTGTTTAGTCTAGGCATGAGCGAAAGCCTCGTGCGAAAGAACTGTTTGACCGTGCTTAAATCTGCCTCCGATGAGGGGATGGTTGAAGCGTTCGTCTCGGTCTACAACCTGAAGGATAGCCACGGAGAGCGGATGCGCTACGGTTGCTACGGCGAAAGTATTTCCCGGAAGATGCCCAAGGTTGCCTATTTCCACAACTGGTCCGAACTGCTCGGCAAGGTCATTGAAGCTAGGGAGATTCCTGCTGGTGATCCTTCCCTGCCTGAATCTATCCGCGAATTTGGCGGACTGTACGTCAAGTGCCAGTTTTCAATGGACGTTCAGAAGTCTCGAGAAACTTTCGCGCTGATTCGGGATGGCGTCCTTGATGAGTGGTCTGTCGGTTATTACGAAAAAGGGCGCGAAATAGAGGGTGAAGATTACTGGGTGACTGCGACTGATTTGGTCGAAGTGTCCCCGGTTTTGCGTGGTTCCAACCCTGCCACGTCCACAGTTTCAGTTAAGGCGTCTGGAGCGCCGTTCGCTGATGAACTCGGTTCGGTTCGTGAGGCCGTGTCGAAACTTGTTACCAGATCCAAAGAAGTCGCTGAACTTCGCAAATCTAAGGGCGGTGTGTTCTCTCCTGAGAATCTTGAGCTGCTCAAGCAGATGCGTGAAGAGATTGACGGCTTTATTGCGGACAACGACCAAAAGCAAGAACCCGAAACGCCGGACGCGGATGCTCAATTAGCACTTGCGGCTGTCGCTGAGGCTGTCCTTGCACTTTCGTAACGCTATGAATTTCACTCAAAAAGAAACTGAACTGCGCTCCAAAATGGAGCCAATCATTGTGAAGGCTCAGGCTGGCACGGCTTCCTCGGAAGAAGTGACCGCACTGAAGGCTATGACCGAGGAACTTACCTCACTTAAGTCCCAAATGGAAGCTGCCGTTGCGGCTGAAAAGGCACAGGCTGACCTGGCGGCTGGTAAGGGCGTCAATGCTCTTGATACCACTGCAAAGGCTGAATCTGCTGTTCTTTCGAGCAAGGGTTTGACCTTTGACGACCGTCCAGAGATGACCGAGAAACAAGCTCGAATCTATGGCACCGACGAACACGTCAAGGCATTTGTTGACTTCTTCATGACCAAGGGTAAGCCAAGCGATACCCAGACTCTTAAGGTCGTCAATGAGATGGTTGATACTGAAGGTGGATTCTTCGTTCCTCCTCAGTTTATGACTGACCCGATCCAGCGAAAGGTGGCTCCGTACCGGTTGCAGAACTTGGTGACCAACTTCCAAGCCGCAAGCAACCAGATCAAGTACCCGACGATCCGGTACACCGCCGACGATGTGTATGCCTCCGGTATGCGTCCGATCCTCACGGGTGAGCAACCTGCCTCAGCTACTGCGGCAAACGTGAACCCTGAGCCAGTATTCGGTGAGACTGTGATCAACATTCACACGTATATGGCGACTTTGCCTGTTACCAACGACTTCTTGGAAGATACAGTGAACTTCGGTTCTTGGATCACCACGAACTTGATGGAAATGGCGGCTGTGAACATTGATGGCTTGATTGCAAACGGTCTCGGTGGAAACCTCGGGCCGCTTGGCTTGGTCACTGCTTCTGCAACTGGCTTCGCTAACGGTATCACCAACGTTGCCACAACTGTCAACGACTCCTTCTCCTGGCAAGACCTGGTGGGAGTCACAATGGAGCTTCCTGAGCAATACGCATCCAACGGTACTTTTGTTATGAACCGACAATCGGCTGGAAAGGCTGCGATCACTCTGCAAGGTTCAGACGGTCAGCCGATCTTCCGGCGTGGCGGTGTCAACAACGGTATCACTGATGCTCAGCCTGACACTTTGAACGGTTACCCGATTGCTTACTCCGCGCACATGCCGAACTTGGCTGATGGCGCGTTGCCTGTGATCTTCGGTGATCTGTCCCAATACGTGCTTGCTCGACGCGGTGTGATGACCATTAAGGTTCAGCAAGAAGTGAACTACACTTCCAACCGAACCTTATTTACTTTGCGCTACCGAATCGGCGGCGCACCGGCACAACCAGCGGCGTTCAGAACGCTCCGATGCATCTAAGGAAAAACAATGAACCTAACATCTAACTATCGAATCGAACGTGTTGCTCCTGATGGTACAGCGGCTACCACGTTCACTCTTGCGGCTGGTACTACCAGTGTAAACTCTGCGGCTGTTGACCTTCTGGACTTCGCGTCCGTGGTCTTTTCTGCTCACATTGGCGCGATCACTGGCTCCGGTCAGGTGATCTTCACTGTGGAAGGATCGGCAAACGGCTCTACTGGCTGGACGGCTTTAACGGGTGCAACCACAACCGTTATTGGCTCGGCTAACTCCAACAAGATCGCGCTCATTGGTGTTGCGCGTCCGGCGTCGCCGTACCGATACGTGCGGCTTGTCTCGGCTCGAACCGTTGCCAACGTCGTACTTGACGCTGTGACTGCATTTGCTGGAGATGGTCGGCTTAGCGCTCCAACTCACCCAACAGCAACTGTTGCGGCTTCTGTCTACGTCGCTTAATTGCGGCAATAGCAGGATCAAAAGCACCTCCCTAGCGATAGGGGGGTGTTTAGTTTTATATGCCGCGAGCAAACTACCCTACGACCTCCGAACTCACTGGATACCTCGGCTCACCTACTTTGCCGACGGTGATTTCCAGCGGCTACCAATCCATGCTCGATTCGGCGGTTGAAGATTTCGAGAGGCTCACCGGGATCAAGCCTTTCAAGGCTGACGCGAACGCAAGCACTACGGTCTTTAGTTCTGCCCAT